TTCTGGCGGTCCTGGCGAACGTATGCCTATGGCAAAAGTAGAACAGATGTTTATTCGTCTACTTGAATCTATACATCCTGACGATGCAAAGGTAGTATTAGCAATGAAAGAAAAGAAACTACAAGAGATGTTTCCTAAGACAACATTGACTAAGAAGCTTGTATCCGATGCATATCCTGGATTGATTTCTAAATAAGTATAAATATCCTTATGAGGAAACACAATATCATATTTTCTCTTAAACCGAAGGTCGGCAGGATCACTCTTGTCTGGCCTTTTTTTATTTCCACTAACCGCGGAGGATTCCAAAATATCTAAAAAAATTCGGCAAACACACACTGATGTTTATGGGAGAAATGACATGCAAGGATCTCAAATCGAACGATTAAAAAAAGATTCTAAGGAATTGAAACACTACATCAAGAAGGTAGAGAAAAAAGGAAACGAAACGTTAGCCTATAAACTACAAAGAAAATATAACTATCTGACTAGCCGTATCATTGATATCGAGGAGGCAATGCAAAATTGTTGATATAGCTGTTTACATTTGGCGTAAACTGTGATATAATATTACTATATTAAACAATTGAAGATCTATATTATGAATATGTTTTATTTACATCCTGATCCGGTTATCGCTGCGCGTATGCAATGTGATAAACATGTGAACAAGATGATCATTGAATCAGGCCAAATGTTAAGTACGAGTCATCGAATGCTCGACGGCGATATAGAAGTAAGACCATCAAAATCCGGTAAGCGTATGGTTAAATACTGGAAACTAGATGGCGATAAGGAAAACATCCTTTACAAAGCCGTTCACATGCATCACCCTTGTACAGAGTGGACAATGGAATCATTGGAAAATTATGATTGGCACTATAGACACTTTATTGCGTTATGTGACGAGTATACATATCGCTATGGTAAAGTGCATAAGACAGATACAGTGCTACGTGATATCTTAAAGACCCCACCAAAAAATCTTACAAAGATTTTACGTACTCCTATACGACTTGCTATGAAGTCTAATCCTGAGTGCATGTTCCCAGAAGATCCTGTAAAATCTTATAGAATGTACTATAAAACTAAAGTTAACAAATTCAAAATGGTCTGGACTAAACGACCAAAACCGGAGTTCATGGATGCTATATACGTATAAATGTAAAGCGTGTGAAGAAATTTGGGATGAGACCCATCCAATGGATGATCGAAAAATTCCCGAGGGTTTACCTTGCCCAAAATGTAATAAAGAAGGTGAAGTGTATCAATACCTAGGAGCTGCTCCAAAAATCGTACGTGAGTCTGGTACTAGACTTAAGACAGATGATGGATTTAAAGAAGTTCTTTCTAAGGTACAAGAGAAATACACAATTAATAATATTGATAAGAGTAGATATTAATGGCAATGACCCATAAGCTACGGTTAGAAGATCTGGTTGAGATCGAACCGTTAACAGAAAACCAGAAGAAGGTATTTAGTGAATATGATCAAGATCAATCGCTCGTGCTTGCCGGATCCGCAGGAACTGGCAAAACATTTATGGCGTTATCCTTGGCTCTTGAAGAGGTACTTGATAGAACAACACCATACGAAAAAGTAGTTATTGTTCGTTCAATTGTTCCTACCAGGGATATTGGATTTCTTCCAGGTAATGAGGAAGAAAAGAAAGACGCTTATACTGGACCTTATAAGTCTGCAGTAGCAGAACTATTTAATGATCCAGAAGCTTGGTTAAAACTAACAAACACAAATATTATTGAATTCATTTCAACATCATTCATTCGTGGTACAACGTTGAGGAACGCGATTGTAATTGTTGATGAAATGCAGAATCTAAACTTCCATGAATTAGATTCTATTATTACACGTATTGGACATAATTGCCGATTCATTATGTGTGGTGACTATTATCAATCTGACTTCGACAAGGAGAAAGACAAAAATGGCATACTAAAATTTCTAGAAATCATTGAATCACTCAATAGGTTTTCAATTATTGAGTTCGGTTGGGAAGATATAGTTCGTTCAGATTTTGTACGTGACTATATTATGACTAAAGAGATGTTAGAAAGAGATGGCAAAATTTAAACGATTTGATCCTAGTAATAAGAAAGCAAACAAACATAAAAGTAAAACAAGGGATGGTTCAGCATTCAGAAAAATTAAGAGTGTAGAAACCAAACATAAACGTTATGAGAAAGATATTTGAACATGAAAAAGTGGATCTTGGATATGCAGATCTGGATGCTAACACTACCTCAAATGGTAGACTATATAGTACTCCTAGCGGCGGTCTTCCTAGTATTACTACTGTTCTAAGTATATTAAGTGAAGAACATATACAGCGCTGGCGCGCACGTGTGGGTGAGGAAGAAGCAAATAAGATTTCTCACAGAGCATCAACAAGAGGTACAGCAGTACACTCTATAATCGAGAATTATATAAATAATGAAGAAAACTATCAAGAAGGCTTCATGCCAAACGTCGTCGAAAACTTTAGAGCCGTGCAAAACGTCCTCGACACGAGGATCGGGAAGGTTTATGGTCAAGAAGCGCCACTTTACTCTGATCATCTTGGTGTGGCTGGCCGCGTTGATTGCGTCGCTGAGTTTGATGGTAGACTTAGTATTATAGACTTCAAAACTTCAAGAAAATTGAAGAAAGAAGAATGGATTACTAATTACTTCATACAAGAATCCGCTTATGCGATTATGTGGGAAGAACGAACAGGTATGCCAATTACACAATTGGTTACCATTATTTCTGTAGACGATGAAGATCCACAAGTGTTCATTGAACACAGAGACAATTGGACTTCAAAATTAATCGAGACTATTAATGAATACAAAAGACGAAAACTTTTCGGTATGTGATTTATTATTAGAAGCTCATAAGCAAATAGATATTTGTTGCGAGACTCTTTGTGACAAATCTGTGGTCAAAGCTTATATTGAAGCTTTGGAAAATAAAGTAGATGAACTTGAACAACAACTAAGGAAGTGTAATAATGGCTAGAGTGACTGGTGCAATCGGATCAAATGGTCCATGGGTATCCCCAAACAAGAAAACCTCAATCGGACGTGGAAACGTCAAATTCTCCTCAATGAACAAATCTAAGAAAAGTTCATTCAAAAAGTACCGTGGCCAGGGCAAATAAAGCCACTTTATAGGCCTATAAAAACTTTTTTCGCAAAAAAGTGAAAAAAAGTATGTACAAACTCCAAAAAGCAGTGTATAATATACCTATAAATGAGAGAAATAATGGAGAAAGTTATGGAATATACTGCTGAAATTTTTAAGAAAGACGGTCGAGTTAAAGTTACTAAACACAACCCTAACGGTGAACGTGAAGTTGCTAAGATCGATTTCGAAGGTGTAAATTACAAAGCTCTTGAAGAAGCATTGGCAAATGATTGGCCAGCTGATAAGGGTTTCCGTTTTGAGATCTTCGAGACTTTCGTTGAGAAACGAAATGCTATTTCTGGTAAGACTTTTGTTGAGCGTTACGATACTCCGTATTACTTATCGCCTTCTTCAGAAACTTACTGGTGTAGCTAATAGACACACAAAAAAAGTGACAATTAGGTGTGTACAAACGCACCTAATTATGATATAATAATACTATAATATGAATAAGGAGATGTGAATGTGTTATGTGAATCCTGATAAAACCATCTTGGTAGATGCCGATGGTGTTTTGTTAGACTGGGTTTACTCTTTCACAGCTTGGATGGACCGTCACGGTTACGAAGTTAAAGTTCCAGGTGTTTACCGCATGGATACACGTTACGGTTTAGATCGAGCTGAGGGAAAGAAACTCTGTCGAATGTTTAATGAATCTGCAACAATTCGTAAGATTCCTCCTCACAAGGATGCAATCAAATATGTACGTAAGTTGCACGAGGAACACGGTTATGTGTTTCGACTAATTAGTTCTTTAAGTAATGATGAATATGCTCATCGTTTACGTACTAAGAACTTAATTGAATTGTTTGGTCCTACTGCTTTCGAGACTTATGTCTACCTAGATACTGGTGAAGACAAAGATGAAGCCCTAGCTCCATACAAAGATAGTGGTTGTTATTGGATTGAAGATAAACCTGAAAACGTAGACAAAGGTATTGAATACGGTTTAGAAGGTATCTTGATGAATCACGATCACAACGATGATTATGATGGTCCAGGTCGTGTTGTAAATAACTGGAAAGAAATCTACGAGATCATCACAGGCGCGTAAGAGCTATAAAAAAGTTTTATACAACTTTTTGCGTTTTTACGCTTTTTTTATGATATATAATATTAACAAATAATAATATAATAATATATTATTAAACTTTAAATGAGCGTCGTGAGACGCCCCAGTCCTAATAAGGGAGAAATGAAAATGAAAAAAATTATCGCAATCGCAGCAATCTTGGTATCAACTCAATCTTACGCATTCTTTGATGATGGTAATGCTAACGGAACTTTCGTTAATAACGGTAAAGCAGACGTAACTGGCAATGCTACAGGCGAAGGTGAAGG